GGCAACTTGGTGTAGGACCGAAGAGGAGACTGCGCAGATTCTTAAAGATATCCGCGAAGAAGGTGACCTTCAAATTGGATCGAAGATCCAATCAGTCTTATCTCTTAGACCTTTCACTACTATTGATGAGTCGGTCGTACTTAGTACGCCGCCTACTCAGAAACTCGGATTTGACCATGCAACTGGTAACCAATTGCATGCCGTAGCGTTAGCTATGGCTGCCAAATCAGATTACTTAGAAGGCGTAGAAGTAATTAAACCACTACCGTGCAAAACCATTGCCGTCCCGGAACCGGGAGCAAAGGTGAGAACCGTCACAACTACGTTGTGGTGGGCTATGCTGTTACAGCAGCCACTTGGACATTTCCTTCGGAAGTGTCTTAGTCCTCATCCTTCAGCATCTGCAGGACTTGTCCGTGCAGATCAGGCATGGTTATACGTAGACACCTTAAAAAAGGCCTACGATAAACTGGGCTTGGATGAGATTCCTAAGGAATACTCAATCCTGTCGTCCGATCTTAAATCGGCAACAGATGCTATCCCTCCCACCGTGGTTAGAGCCCTCTTAGAGGGTTTTATCCTAGGTGTGGGACTTGATCCTAAGGATCGATACATCGAGCTCCAAATTAATATAGCGTGTTCAGAACGCATGATTTTCATGCCTGGACACGAGCCCTTTGTGAAAAAGAGGGGCATCCTTATGGGTGAACCTCTTACCAAAGGTATACTAACCCTCCTTAACCTCGTGGTCGAGGAAGTGGCAATCCGAGATTATCTCGGAAAGCCGGAGGGTCCTATAAATGTACCATGGAGAGCATACGCTGTAGGGGGCGATGACCACATCGCCCACGGTCCTAAGGACTACCTACTAAAGATTACTGAAAACCACTTAAAGTGGGGTTCAATAATCAGTGATACTAAGCATGGTATTAGTAAAAAAGCTGTGAAATACTGCGAGAAGGTACTCCTCTTAGAGGGGACCAATCCGACAATCGGAACTCGTAGTGTTAACAACTCTACAATGGAATATACAAAGAGTATCTTTGCAGATTCCATCAAGATCAGATTACTAAGTCCAACGTCTAAGACATTGGACGTAGTAGATGACCGTAATGTGGCCATCGGAAAGGGTAAGTCCTTAGGACGAACTCTCCGGTGGATGAATAAGGATTTCTTCTCAGAGAAGTTTCTTCTCATGATTAGAACGAGGTTCTTCCGTAGGATGGGAGCTCAGCTCCCCCACGAAGGGACATCCCTATTCTCACAGATCTGTCTTCCCGAATCACTCGGGGGTCTTGGATTATACCTAGAAGGAGAACTTCCGTCGATGATTATGTCATCGCCTATACCCACTTTACAAGTGGTATGTAAGGCTCTGGAAAACCAGAGTACGGTGAGAGTACAGAAGATTTTGTCTTCTCTACCCTCAAATAGTTCTGCTAGAGGTGAGGATCTCCCAAAGGATATTCTGATTAACATAGTTGACCATATATCCAATGAGAATCAAGAAGGTGCCCTTAAGACCGCTAGTCCGGACCAAGTCCGGGCGAGGTTGCTACTTCCAGTAGGAACCCCCTTTAGAGAATTATTCTCTAAAGCGCGATCCGCAGGGTGGATCACCTTTGATGAGTATCAGAATCGCCTCTTTAGAGGAATTCTGTTTACTAAAATGATGTCGACCGAGGCAGGGGGAAACCCCTTTTCCACTGAACAGTGGAAATATAGATACGCCAGAACATGGGACCTTATCTACGATAAGGATTACGTTCCTCAGGAACGTACCCTCGACCAAGTGAAGGAACTTCACTCAGTCGACCGATTGTTTCCAACTAAGTTGTACAATTGGCATACTGGTTTACTATTCCTCGGTGGATTTGCTGTTAACAATATTGTACCACGCACAGCGGTCATAGACCAACGTGCAATGATGCAAGCGTTAATTAAATTGGACAAAGACTGGTCATGTAACGAAGTTACATTTAATAGCGCGCTTAAAGCGCCCTATCAAGTTTTGAGTCGAAGACCCAAAACGATCACCGTTGTCCGATCATCTCGAATCTATGAGGAGGAGTGGTGCTCACTTCAAGTAAGCCTACTCTCCCACATACAGACAAGATACGGTCCTATCAACGATCCCGGGAAGGCCGAGTTCGACTTAGTCGACTCAGAGCCTAGCTCTGGTCTGACCCAACCTATGGAAGGGTTAGACCTCGACCTACCGGAGGAAGAGGACATGGCTCCTATGGAGACAGTCCCCGACCCCCAACCCGATATCGTTTTACGTCCTCGAGTGAAGCGAAGCTTCCTCGAGTCCGGACTAGATATTTTAAATATCTTGTTCGAAAAACGTAGAAGATAGGAAAGTATGCATATCAGTTCGCTTTTACCGTTACCCTAAGGTGCGGGTTTTGCAAACTTGATGCTATTTAGCCAG